CGCACAAGAGATCCTGGATAAAACTGTGAACAAAGAAGACCTTACGTCTATACGTAAATTCGTTATAGAGTCGGAACAAACCTTTGGAAACGACTATCCTAAGTTAATGAAAGATCTGTTTAATGCAGTATACAAGAGCTCTATTTCAGAAGATAAAAAAAGACTTGCATTGCTGCAAGTCTCTGAATATCTTTATCGAAGTGCTTTAGTAATGGATCAAGAGATTAATTTCTTCTCTTGTCTTATTGCCTTAACTTCCGTGGTGTGAGTGCTTTGAAGCTTTAATTTCAGTAGTTTTAGGATCGCCGCCCGGTAAAAAAGGTTTTTTACCTTCAGCCACTTTAGCTTCTTCACTACACTGACAAACATCTTTACCGCAGATAGGGCAAACTTCTTCTGCGATTTGACCTGTAGTGTTGGTTACTGTTTTGCCACCGATTTTAAACTTATCACCTTCTTCAGATTGAACCTGTGGGTTGCCAGCTAACTGATCTCCACCATCTAAGGAACCATTTGCGCTTTGTCCCTCTGCACCAACATCTTCAGTTAAAATGTTAATGTAAAGATCTTCCATACTTGCATAGGACTCACTTAAATTTTTAGCTTTTTGCATTCCCTTTACCTTTGGTGGTAAAGCATCGTTATGTTTGTTGGAATGTGCAAGCTTTGTATTTTTTGTAGCTAACTCATAATCACCTTTTTCAACATGAGTTTGCTTCTTCATAGTGCTTGTTTCTTGGTTAGTAGCTTTACTTTTAAATTCTTTTGCTTTATCAGCCTCTTCAGGCATTGTTACTCTATCTCTCGTATCTTTTTGATTGTCTGGTACAGGAGGTAAATTCATTCCTGTATCAACTTCTTCTAAGCAAGCAACAGGAACAGTAACTAAGTTACGCCACATACCCGGTGCTGTCTCTTCGTAACAATCAGCTAGACGAGCTGGGCCAGCGCTTGCGCCTTCTGCACTATATCTTGTACCAGCATCATAGCTATGTAGTCTACCAACTCTTAAATTATTTTTTGTCTTTACAATATCAGCAAGACGTTGCTTGATGTTCTCACCGAGCTCTTTATATCCTTCAGCATTTTCATAACCGGATTTTAATTTTACAACATCGCCCACTAAAAAGCCATTACCTTGTGTAAAACGACCATAGGTCTCTTGATATAAAGAGTTAAACTTACTGTTTTTCATATAATGATATTACTTACTCCTTCCCTAAGTATTTTACAATGCCATCCATAAGTTTTACAGGTTTACAACGTCCAGCAGTAGTAACTAACAAGTATACTTACGCGGATTTACATTTAGACTTTGCTAATCCTATAATTAAAGACATTACTGCTGATTATGATGAAACAGCGATTAAGAATTCTATCTACTCTCTGTTTAATACTTTACCTGGCCAGAACTTATTAAATCCGTTATATGGATTGAACTTAGCACAGTATTTGTTCGAACCTATTACCCAAACAAATGGTAATCGTATAGGTAAAGCAATACTAAATGGTCTAACATTGTATGAACCACGTGTAAATGTGCAAAACATTAACATACAAATGAATATAGACGAGCAAACCTATTACATTGAATTAAATATAACTATGCCGTACTTAAATAACAAGCCTGTATTAGTTCCAGGTACGTTAAGTAAGACAGGCTATACCCTTTCCTAAAGATGTCAACAACATACACAGACGCATCAGCTTTAAACGTACAGCCTAACGAGTACATTGCATTCGATGCTCCTACGATTAGAGACTTAATGCGTGCTCGTTTAACACAAAGCGGGTTATTTACAGATCAATACTTAGAAGGTTCCAATTTAACAGCAATAACCAATATTATTGCCTATTCGTTTCATACGTTTATGTACTACCTTAACAAGACTTCATCAGAGTCTATGTTTACGGATGCACAAATTTATGAAAACATAAACAAAGTCGTTAAGTTAATTAACTACTCTCCAATTGGCAAGCAAACGGCAACCGTTACCTTTTCATGCTCTGCTACTAGCGATTTAGGAATAGGTTCATATACAATTCCGCGTTATTCATTTTTAAGAGTAAACAACTCTCCTTATACATTTAATACAGATGTTACTTTTACTAAAACACTTTCTACAAACCAATACATTGAAAGCGTAGGTAACCAAGCAATCTTATATCAAGGTAAATGGACAGAGTACCCATTATATACCGCTATAGGTACATCTAATGAAACCGTGTTTGTCGCGCCTGGTAGTGCTGTTAGTGTAGACCACTTTAATATAGACGTTTATGTAAGAGACATAAACACAAATAAATGGTCACAATGGACTCGTACAGAGTCATTATATCTTGAAAGTGCTACTTCAAAAGCTTTCGAGGTACGTTACAACGAAAATCTTAATTACGAAATAAAGTTCGGTGATGGTATTAGTGGGGAATCTCTCAACCCCGGGGATGTAGTAGCTATTTACTATTTACAATCATTAGGTACAGATGGACAAATCGGTGCCGGGGATTTAAACAATATACCTGCTGTAATATATAACACTGCACAATTTAATACAATACAAACAGATGTTTTTAGCCCGGACTTACAGTATCTAGATGCAAGTAACATAACCACTTTACAGTTTACAAATAGTAACCCATCTACAGTTTATACTGATGCAGAAACTCCTGACAGTATACGTAAAAACGCTCCTGCAGCGTTTAAATCGCAATATCGTTTAGTTACAGCTCAAGACTTTAAAAATTATATTACTTCCACGTTTAACAACATCGTACAAGACGCAACTGTATATAGTAACAATGATTATGTAAACAATCATTTACGTTATTTGTATAATATTGGTTTAACAAACCCTAACCAAGACAATAGAGTACTATACAATCAATTAGCATTCTCTACTTCATGTAACTTCAACAACGTTTATATATACGCTTTACCTAGAGCTACACCAAATCAAACTACTAACAATATAAACTATCTTACACCTGCACAAAAATCTATTATTATTAACGGTGCATCAGATAAGAAAACATTAACATCTGATATTATTGTTATGGATCCGGTGTATAAAGCAACAACAGTTGGTTTGGCTGCTGCTGGTGATAATGATATTAATAATATTATTTCTCAAACGAGACTAGTAGTAACTCTAGATCGTACTGCTAAGATTTCGACTCAACTTATACAAAATAAAGTTACCGGTATTGTTCAAGCGTTTTTTGATCCAAGTAAATTAACGTTAGGGTATAACCTAGATCTAATAAGCTTGACCGCTCAAATACAAGATATTGTAGGGGTTAACACAGTATACACCCAGCGTTTAGATACTGGCTTAACAGTACAAGGTGTATCATTAGTAATATGGAATCCTTCTTATCCAGTTAATGATATTACTATTACTTCAAAAAATTATAGTTTAGAAAACTTCCAGGCATTATATTTTAGTAATATACAAGACTTTTCAAATCGTATTATAGTTACATCCGATGTTTCCCAAGACACATCAGTAATAACTATTTAATTAAACGGTTATTATGATTTCAAACTATATAGTATCTCCAGGTTTTACAATAGAAAATGTTGCAACTCTTTCCCCCGCCTCGAGCGGTTTTACGTACGCTACACCTATTGTTTGTACTGTAAGCTTAAGTGCAGGGGTACAACCTGCTGATTTATTAAATTTATATTCTTTATTTTTATATTACGGAGATAATACAGAAGAAGAAATATTACAAGTAACAGGTAGTGCTTTACAGGGAAGTGTTAAATCGTATAATTGGCCCGGACAATATGAAATTAAATTAGCTATTATACCTAAAGATGGTAGCGCTATACAAACATTTTCTAATAATTTTAAAGTTTATAATTACGTCAAAGATAACTTAGTATGGGATTTTACTCGTTGGCCTGATCTATCTGGTTTAGCTTTATCTGGTAGCACTGCTACACTTTCAGGAGCATTATTTCATGGTTACCAATCTTGCCCTCCAGGCTCTCTAAATTCGTCGACTCCATTAACATTCAAATATAATATATCAAATGTAAATTTACAAAATATAGTATTTGATTTTTATTCTGAGAATTCTCTTTCTCAGCCATGGGAAGTAGTTACTCCAGATAACAAATACGCACAGTTAAGACCTCGTTGGAGATTTACTGACGTTAATGGTAATGTAGTCACATCTTTAACAGCAACTAACTATTCTCCAGTATATATAGATTCAGTAGGTCACACCACAGCTGACCCTTCCAGTGGTATATTAGTAGGCTACACTGGTTCAGTAGACATATATTATATAGACGACATACCATCATTAAACTATTACGGAGTTAGTGTACCCACTCTCTGGATAGTATACAATACAAACAATGTGTTTAACGTACAAGATACTAATGACATTTCTGTACCGTCTTATTCTAACAGTACTGTATTTCTTTCAACGCAATTTTATATTTGCAATTTATCTGCAGACCATTTAGGTATATCTGTAAACGGTGGTAGTATATCTTTACCGTCTATTTTATGGCCAGATACTGATACTCAATTCTTTGCAACAGTAAACGGGCCTTATCTATCTTCTACAGACTTTAATAATAAAGTACTTTTAAACTACCCTGTTGCGCCTCGTAATGCTACTATATATTCTTTTGTAACACCAACAACAGCAGCCTCTATATATGCTCCTACGTTTAGTTTTAGCCGTTACGATTCATTAAATAGAGATACAGGCGGTTATTATAAAAATATAATTAGTACATTACCTTTATCTTCAGCAGCTTTATCCTCAGGCAATATAACAGCAACATTACTATTAAGCTCGGTAGGTTTCTATACAATAGTTGAACCACCGGTAGATGCTAACGGGCATTATACTATTAATAGAGCGTCTTTAATGCAGTTATCTGCAGTAGATTTAATCGGTACATATAATTTCAATGTAACTGATTATTATAAAAAATTCTTTGTACGTAAAGTTAATGAAGACTTCAACTACGGACAGCAGTTACAAACATACGCTTTACAAGATTTTATTGCAGAAGATACTAACTTAATGTTGTTTTTATCTGCGCTAGGCGGGGATAATATACACCCTACCGAAAACTACGGCACGACAGCATATGAAAAAACTGCTAACTTTGTTGCTAATACACAAGATGTAAATGTTTCAAATGTAAATCAATTTTACTCTTTAGCGAGTATGATTGATGCTGATTTCGATAATTACAACTATAATGTACCACCCGCTTTAAAGAGGCAGTTTGATTTGTTTAGTGCTCCGCATGAAAGACTTTGGGGTACTAGAGAAAAATGGGACACTAATTTTGACGTACTACAAGGGCATACTAATTTAGGCACAGCTTTAACAGCGTATGCAGCTAGTGCTACAGTTACTGCTGGGGATAAGTTTGTAATTAATGATATATTTTATTCTAATTTCTATGAATTAATAGAAGTCCCTATAATTACATCTTATAGTAGCATAACTGCAAATAACATGCAAGCGTATTTTCCGCCTGCTAGTTCATTAACATTCCCTCTTACTTCTTATCCGTTGAGTTCGTTTTTTGGTTGGGGTTTAAAAACACCTATATTAAACAATTATAAAGTACTTTACTACGATGCAGGTTTCACAGATACCCCTGTTGATAATCTTATAGACTGGAATCAACCTACAGACGGTAGCCTTTACACTACCTTATCTGAATCTGTATCGTCATTAAGTGCGTGGTATGCAGATAACGGTATACTTGAAAATATTTATAGTTACAATATAATGAAAGGGTTAAACCTTATTGGTAGTAAATATTATCAGCCTCCTACATTATGATAAATTTTAAGACATACATGCAGCAACAGCTGCAGGAATCTCCTACAGAAGAGACTCTTAAAAGACATTTATCACATTTAGAAGATCTAGCAGTTGAAGAAGGTAAAAGAGGTTTTGCTAAATTTGTTGAACAAGTAGAAAGCTTTACTTCCTATCTTGAAGGCTTTAATAGTAAGACTTCTGTTAATCTTAAAGTAGACGGTGCACCGGCTTTATTTTGGGGCATTGATCCAAGACCTGAACACAACGATCAATTTTTTATTGCTACTAAGTCTGTTTTTAGTAAGGCCCCTAACTTAATACACAGCGAACAAGAAGTTGATACACTATATCAAGATGCAGCACCTGGTTTAAAAGCTGTACTTAAAACAGTATTTCCTTACCTCAAGCAAGGTTATGACAATTCTGGTTTAACCTATCAAGGGGATTTACTGTTTTCGCCTTCAAGGCCACCACAGGTAAAGCAAATAGAAGGACAAAACTATTTAACGTTTCAACCTAATTTAATTACCTACGCTATACCGACTGATCCTAATTCTGAACTTTATAAATCAGCATCTAAAGCGCCTGTAGGTATTGTAGTGCATGCTGCATTTAATATTAATGCTACCCCCGATGGTAAAGGAGTTACTACAAGTATGGCTGGTAGAGATACTAGTCGAATAGTTACAAGTTTAAAGAGAGCTGGGGTATTTGCAGAAGGTTCTAATTATAAAACTCTTAACTTACATTTAGATCCAAATCTTAAAAACACTTTACATGGTTTATTAGAAGACTCAAAAAGACAGATACATAGTATTAGCAATCAGTTTGATGCTGAATATGTTAGCAATTCAACATTAGTTGCGCAACTTAGAGAATATTTAAATTATATGGTTCGTTCTGGTGGGGGTATGTTTAAAGCTGCACTTTCAGGAGAAACATTTAATATAGATAAATTCTTAAAAGGCTTTAGCCAGTTCGCTGCGGGTAAGATTAACAAAAAAGCAGCTGCTGGTAGTCCGAAGGTACAAGCTAACGCTAAAAAGAAAATAGAAAGTCTTAATAACTATTTGTTAGAGAATAAAACAGCATTAAGCGGTCTGTTAGGTGCAACTTACGATATGATACGCATTAAGCTAATATTCCAGAATTTATTAGCTAATGCTGAAGGCAAATTAAAAGGAATGTATTCGTTTATTCCTGTTGGAGATGCATATGTTTCTGCTCCTGGAGAAGGACATGTATTGTATATTGGAGATACACCTAACCAAGTAAAGATCGTAGATAGGTTAAATTTTAGCGCAAATAACTTTTTATATGCTGGTGAGCGTGGCAGAAAGCCTGCTGAGCAAGTTACTGAAGACGAACAACCAACAGAAAGAACATACAGTGTAGGGTTCTTCGGTGGTGGTTTTAACCCTCCTCATATTGGTCACTTTGAAGCAGCTAAAATGGCTGCAAAAGAAAACGACGATGTTT